GTATTAACGGAGGATAACCTTGGCATATAAAACCATCTTTGAAGAACTAAAAGAAAAAGCAGGTGGTCAAGAGAAATCAAAAGAATGGTATCGTTCTCAAATATTATATTCAAGATCCTTTAAGTATGAAGATGACCCAAAGTTATTAATTACTGAAGAAAGATCTGATGATGTTGATTATATGGGAAGTCGTGACAATAATGTTGTCAGGGGATTTCCTAGGTTGTTTAGTTTAATGTTATGGGAATACAAGGCAAAATGGAGAGCACAATTACCTTTCTATGATAAGTATCCTTTAGCATATATTCTAGACTTCCAACCAAGTTATTTCTTTGCAGTCAATCTACATTATTATTCTCCAGAAGAAAGAATTGGTATCGCATTATCATTAGCAGAAAATAAGATTCCGAGATTTACTAAAGGAGCACATAAATACTTATTATCAGAGGTACGTAGTCCTTTTTTAGATTTTGCCACAAAAGAATGGGATACCATATGTCTATTACCAGTCGAGGAATTTGTAAGGGATTTGGGTGGAGTGGAAGTACCAATTCCTTCAGAACTAGTGTGGGGTAGATAAAATGGCAGGAACTTACGGAGAACCAGGAAAAAACGAATTTAAGCTTAATAACATAGTAGGATTATATTCTTTAGTTGTAAATCCAACAACAAAAAATGTGGATATTTATCAAAGATCCTCTCAGTTTCAATTTACAAATATTGGAACTCTTGATTTAAAAAGTAATAAAATAAATTTCAATTCAGATGCTTCATTATCATCTGAATCCAAAGGAAAATTAGCACAGAACTTAACAACATTTAGACAGCAATCTGTAAATACAGCAACAGCAGCAGGTGCTGAAAATGCATCAGAATTGCTTTTAGGAAACACTCAATCCCCAGAAGCAGATAGATCGACTGGACAATCTTCTGAGGATACTAGCATCCAAAATGGATCAGGTACGACTCAACAGACATCAACTGCACCAGCAGCTAATACCTTTACGTCAAGTTCCGAAAGTTTTAGAGAAGTAAATAAGTATAAGGAAGAATTTAATAATTCATTTTTAAAGTATCCAAGTGATCTTTCAGGATCACAGGATAGAATTGTTATCAGTCAAAGATTTTACAAATCTGTAATTGGACAAACAGATTCAAATGGAAACCCATTAACTATTGATTTAAATACATTAGTTAGTGAAAGGTATAATGATCCAGGAGAGTCTAAAATACTTGGAATAGTAACTCTTCCTATGCCTAATGATATATCAGAAACTAATGTGACTGCTTGGGGAGAAGATAGTCTTTCAACTCTTGCTGCTATGGTTGGATCTAGTGCTTTGAAAGCTGGAAGTGCATTAGGTGGAGGAAATGTAGGTGAAGCATTAGACGCAGTAAGAAATGCTTTATTGGATGCAACTGGTAGACAACCTGGTGCCAAAGAAGCAATACAACAATTCCTATCATTAAATGCTGCTGCAGCTATTGCAAAGAAAGCTGGAATTAATATAAATCCAGAAGCATTTAGATCAAGAATTACTGGAACTGCCATTAATCCAAATATGGAATTATTATTCCAAGGTCCAAAGTTAAGAAGTTTTGGATTCCAATTTAAGATGACTCCAAGAAATAAAGAAGAAGCAAAAAATATTAGAAAAATTATAAAATTCTTTAAAAAGGGAATGGCACCAAAAAGGGCAGCAAATCAACCATTCTTCCTTGGAGCACCTAATGTTTTTGATATTAATTTTAAAAGTGGAAATAGAAATATAGAAAGTATTGGAAAAATTAAAACTTGTGCTCTTCAGCAGTGCCTAGTTAATTATACTCCAGATGGATTTTATGCTGCTTTTAATGATCCAAATACAATATCACAACCAATTGCAGTAACTATGCAATTGACATTTACAGAACTTACTCCTCTTTATAATGATAATTATAATCCAGATACAGACTCTACTGGGTATGATGGATTAGATTTCCAATATGATATTTCTCCAAATACAGGAGGTTAAATAGATGACTTATTTTAGAGAAGTATCTGAATTACTTTATCAGTCGCAATTACCAGAACGTAATTCAATTAATGATTATGTTAGGGTCAAGAATCTTTTTCGTAGAGCAAAGATTCGTGATGACTTCTTTAGAAACCTAACTGTATTCACCAAGTATCAAATCGTAGGTGATGAACGTCCAGAACAAGTTGCAGAGAGTGTTTATGGAAGTCCAGAATATGATTGGGTAGTTCTTATATCAAATAATATGATTAATGTAAGAACTGAATGGCCTATGTCAGATTATGACTTTGAAGTTTATATGAACAGAAAATATAGTGATAATCAATTCTCTTCAATTCATCACTATGAAACAGTTACTTATTATGACAGTAAAGGTAAGTTAATTATTCCAAGTGGCAAAGTAGTAGATTCAAATTTTTCAGTTACATTCTTTGACGAAGCAACTAATCAAACTAAAACAATAACTCCCGTAAAATCAGTTAGTAATTATGAATATGAAGTTAGTCTGAATGATAAAAAAAGAAATATCTATACTCTCAGAGATAGGTATCTTCAAACTGCAATTGATGATATGAGAACCATTATGTCTTATGGATTCTCTTCTCAATACGTAGATGACCTAACAAAAAGGGGTGATAATTTAAGAATCATCACCCCCCGATAAATCACTCCTCTGCTAGTCGAGCAAAGTAACTTAGAGTATCATCTTCTTCATCATCAAAAGAAGACCTGCTTGAAGAAAGACTATTCAGTTCTGAACGAAGATCCTCAGTTAGTGAGGGAGCAGAACCAGAATCTTCATCTTCAAAAGATTCATCTTGCTTAACTGGTTTCTTGCCAAGAACAGACTTAAGACGACCTTCAAGTTGTTCATAAGTCTTGAGTTTATCTGGACTTACAAACTCCTCAAGAGAGTATGCTTTCTTCCAGATCGACTCTAGAACATCATCATCAAAATTACCTAGAGTTCCTGGAGAATCAAACTCGGACTTGTCATAGTTCCAGTAACCATCTTTCTTAGTGATCTTAATTTTGAAGTTAGCACCTTGCCAGAAATCAAAGGGATCAATAGGAGTTTCATCATCAAACTCAGGTTGCATCGCAGCAGAGATCTTATCAAAGATCTTTTTACCATACTTGAAGAGGAATACTTTCCCTTCGTTTTCTGGATGTGCTTTGTCATTTACAACATAGATGTTGCTGTAGTAAGAAAGTTTACGCTTACGTTGACGTACAATTTCTTGATTTGCTTTACTGCCAGTATTCCAAAGTTCACGGTTTGCCTCACATACTGGGCAACTTTGATTGATTGTAGTAAGACAATTATCAATAAACCAACCACCAGGACCTTGGAATGCGTGAGTATATACCTTTGCCCAAGGAAGTTCTTCTCCCTCAGGTGCTGGTAGAAAACGTACCACGGCAAAACCGTTTCCTGCTTTATCTACTTCAGGTTTCCAGATTCGTTCATCTGCACCACCACCTGAAGAATTCATTTTTTCGACTTCAGAAAGTAGTTTTGAAGTCAGAGAACCAAGAGATGATTTCTTCTTTAGTTCGGAAAAGCTCATTCGGATTACCTCGGATTAATTGGATTGAATGGATTAGTTCCACTTATACATCATAACACAAAAAAAGGGACCTGTCAAGCCCCTGCAGATGATTAGATTTTTTTCAAATTCTCAATAGTCATCTTCATAGAATTGAAGACTTGATTGACATCTGCATCTCCAAATCCAAGAAGTTTAGCAGATTCTTCTACTCTTTCTTTCATTTCAATTGCTTTAGGATCATCAGATAAACTTAAACGAGTGTATAAGATTTTCTGTTTTTCTAATAAAGTAGATAAAATTTCAATATGATTTTCCTTTTCTTCAGAACTCATAGTAGGGTATTTAAAAACATCCCCCATGAGTTTTTTCTGTAACTCGTTAATCTCCTTTAGTTCATTTTGAACTATTTCTGAGTCGAAGAATGACATTATTCTACCTCTACAATACTTCTCAAAAACTTCTTATAATCATCTACCTGAATATTTAGAAATGGAGAATACTTCTGTATCTTTAGAGACACAACTTCCCAAACTGGATCTAAAAGTTTCTGATCAAAATTTTTCCCGAACAGGAAAATTTTATCCCAAATAGTAAGTGTCTCTATGGTAATTTTCCCACTCAGGAATTTTTTTAATATGATTGGATGTTGCTTTGAACAATCTAAGATTTCATCCAATTTATTTTCAGATAATAAGTCCTGAGACTCTTGAGTGAAAATATATTTTAAACTCTGTTGTCTCTTTAACCAATCTTGATAATTTGTTTCTCCACTTCTAATCATTTCACCAATCCAAATATTGGATGGGTCTGTAGATGATATGAAATTAGAAACATAAAATGATTTTATTTCTTCATCATTCTTCTGCCTACTAATTTTTTCAAACCAATATCTATCTTTTCTTTTATTAAAAGACTCTATTGATGCTCTAGACTTTCCTGCGTATTTAAAATAATCATAATTTAGTTTACTAAAGTGTTGCTTTAATGCTAGGTAAGTTTTATAAGCATCAAATGGTGTCATAGAAAAAGTTTTGCTCTAGATGTTCTCTTCAAAAAGTTTAAATTGATAGCATCACACTTAAGCTTTTCTTTAAGTGGTTTGCTTACAAGTTTGGTAACTGATTCTACCTCTATGTTGTTCTGTTCGCAATAATAAACTATTGCGTCTATGTAATTCATTTCTGAATTAGTTTTTACAATCTCCTCTATAATTTTGGAGAATTTTGCTTGACATAAAAATTTTGCTTGTAAAGCACTTTCTAATTTACTTTCCATATTCCTTTAGTTTAAAGTCTATAAAATCTTTAATATAGTTTCTTAAAAGTTTAATATACTTTGCTTTATCATATTCTTCATAGACTACACATTCACCATCCTCACAAGCCATTAGAATAACAAGTTTCTTAACAGGAATTTGTGTAAGTTCATAGAACATACAAGCATAAGCTGCTGCTTGAACAAAATAGTGTTCAATCCATTCAACTGGTTTTGCCTTCTTGGATGTTTTGAAGTCAATAATAGAAAGTTCTCCTTTATATTCTGCAATACAATCTACGGTTCCAGCAATACCTAGAATCTTACTGTAAAGAGAACTTTCTAAAGCATGAATATTATTTATATTATTCAACTCTGGTCGAATAATTTTAAAAAGATGTTTTGAAATTAGAGACTTTTCTGGAAGTTCTGGAATATTCAATAGATAATTTTCAACAATACTATGAAGGTCAGTTCCCCTTGACGTTGCTTGTCTATTAACTTTATTTGCTTCTTCCTCTCCAACTCTGCGTCTCCAATCCTCAAAGATGTGACGATTATGATGACTCGTAACAGAAGTAATGGAGACAAACTTCAAAAGTTCATCTCCATCAGGAATCTTATAATACCTCACCCCATCAATAGTCTCCCTCTCAAGTTGAGGGAGACGAATATCAACATGATTAAACATCAAAAACCTGCTGCCATTTTGTTAACAATATAAGATTTAACTAGACCTGAACGAACAATATCATCTACACCAAATTCGATAGATTCAAATTCTGGCATTCTGTCAATAATTTTCATAAAGTCAAGAATACCATTTCTTTCATTAGTCTTAGTCAAGTCAGACTGAGTAGCATCACCACAGAACATAATTCTAGAATTCTCACCCACCCTAGTAATAATACTATCAAGTTCGTGGAAGTTCAAGTTCTGACATTCATCTACAATAATAATTGAATTGTCAAGTGTAGTTCCACGAATGAATGAAGTGCTCCAGAAAGTAATCGTCTCTTGCTGTTTGAGATTGCCATAAAGCATTTCAAAGTCAGCATCGGTTGGCATTTCAAACATATACTTTACCATGTTCTTATATGGAATTTGGTAAAGTGCTGATTTGTCATCATGATCTCCAGGAAGGAAACCAATTTCTCTGGTTGCAACTAGAGACCTTACAATTACAATTTTCTGATAAGGAGTAATCTCACTTAAAACATCTTGAAGTGCTAAGTATAAAGCACAGAATGTTTTTCCAGTTCCAGCACATCCATATACAAACAAATGTTTATCTGAATTATAAGCATCAAACAATCGAGTTTGATTTTGTGTTACTGGTTTAATGTCTAAAAGAAGTTCTGTATTAATTGGTTTCCTTCTTTTCATTTGTTTTGCAGTCATTCCAATACCAATTGGATGCAAATCGTTGTTTCTTCTTTTTCTTGCCATTAGATTTTCTTTACTCTTGAACCAGGGGACTTTGATGCTTTTTCTAGAACGTCATTCCATCCAGGATTTTTGCTGACTAGTTTGTTTCTCCAATCACCAGTTTCTCCTGGACTTGCACAACCTTCTGACCAATCACGTTTCCATTCAGGATTGTCTTTATACCACTGAGTGATTTCGTGAACACTCATTTCTATAACTTTCTTTTCCCCTGTTTCAACATGAATAATAGGATAAATTGCCATGTGTTACAATATTATACAAAAATATTTATTCTTGCCAACCAAGAGCAGTTGCTGCATCTGGGAATTCGGAAATGAATACCCCCTTACATTCATTTGCAATATCCATATGTTCTTTCTGAGTTCCGTGTGCAGAACGAAGATTAATATAATGAATCCAAGAACGGCAAGAACCAGTCATATAGATTCTGGTTGGAGTTGAAAGTGGGAGAACAAATCGAGCACACTCTTTTGCAACACCTTGATCCAGAAGACTATTGTAAAGTTGCTGACCCCTTTCAAAATACTCAGCAATCTCACCTTGCATTCTGAGTTTTACATAATCACCAAAGTCATCAATAGAATTCTGACGATTCTTTGTGTCTTGCCTACGAAGGTCTGGAATTACAGGTGTATCAGAAAGAAGATTGGTATCTGCATACCTTTGTGAAAATTCTTGAAATGTAAAAGACCTATGACGCAATACTTGAGCAGCAATACCTCTAGTAGTATTAATCTCAAGGGTCATATAAGCATGTTCAAAGATACTCCAGTGTTCATGCTTAATACAATACTTTAGCAGACCAGCAGAAGTTTCAAAGTTAAGTTGGTTATTAGGATTGCTAACTCTTGCTGCATAAGAGATAACTTCTTGAGCACTCTTATTAACTAGTTCACCAGCACCTTGAGTGATAGCAATTAGTTTAACACTTGGTTTCATACTTTTTTCCAAATCCTTTGTAGTCTCTATGTTCTAATCTTAAAATCTCAGATTCAATTACTTGAAGCTGATGCCTCATATATTCTAACTCCTTTTCGGTATAAAGGGAAGCCTTTTTATCAGTTGCTTCCTTTAACATCCTTAGCATTTTTTTAAGTCTCATTCAGAATAAACCTCATCCGCATCATCAATAAATGGAGTTACTAAAGAACCAGGTTCTTCTTCTCGATTAATATAAACCTCTTCCTTTAGTATCCTCAAAAGTGATTCTATATTGTTGATGATTAATTTTACTTTGTCTACATCCATTTTGATTGTACAAACCCACTCTAATTTAGACAAAAAAAAGGAGGATGTCAATCCTCCTTTTCACTCTTTAAAATTTTTTCAAACCAATCAAGTAAATGAATTTTATAGCAAGACCAATAAGAACATCCTCTGTAAGTCAATAGATAACAAGCAGGTTTCCTATTGTCTGGATCTTCTTCGTGGTAAAGATAATTCACGCTACTTGTGGCTTTTTAGCCATATTAATCTTGGCATTATGTAGGGTATTTTCTTTTTGTGATTTTGTTTTTAAATATTGAACGAAAGTAACTTTCATAGGTTTGCTC